TGTTAGGAGTTGTCTGACCACTAAATAATTTGCCTCAGTGCTAAATTTTTCAACGCAGTCGCCTAATATTACGGAGTTTAAAGAAGTTTAAAGTTTTTTTGTATATTTGTGACAGAGGGATATTTTTGTATCATACTATAATACTATCTTTGTATAACAATATAAGGTACGAACTAAAGTTTTTGGATGTTCTCTACTCTAGGGTTCTCTTATATATAAGTTCTTTGCTTGAAGATAAACGATAATACCCTACATCTTAAAGGTGGAATATTATAAACTGTATCAGCAGTTGCGTTTATTGTAGAGGTGTGATGACAGGTATTGCTAGGTAGCTCCTAAATTATCAAAAATATTCCATAACTGAAATTTGGACAAAGAACTTTTAATTTAAAACCAATAATTAAATAAATAATAAGATGAAAAAAAACCTAGTAAAAACAAAGAAAGAAGGCGGGACAGTAGGTAGTTTTGTTAGATTACCAATAGCTTTAAAAGAAGAGGCTCAAATTTGGTGCATTAAAAATAAGAAAAGTTTAACTGATATCATAATTAAAGGTATCGAAAATGAAATAAAAAAATAATGACAAAGCTATCGATAAGACATAGTAGAATTTCACCAAACGTATCAGTTTCTCTAATCAAGGATTCTAGTACAGGAATTATGATTTGGAGATATAGGTTTACCGAAAGCAGTAAAGCCAATATACATCTAAGACAAAAGTTCATAGATTATACTCACGACCAGTTTAGGTCTATAGAAACATTTAGAAGCTATATAGAAAGAGAAATAGAATCTAAAAAAAGAAAATTAGAAAACGCATGAAGTCAGAAGCAAGAATACAGCAGGAGATAGTTATGTTTTTTAACAACGAATACCCTGAGTTAAGAGGGTGTTTATGTTATAACAACAATAATTCTACTGGGGCTTACCGAGGTAAGGTAAATAAATTCCTTGGAGTCGTTAAAGGTCGTTCTGATATGGTTTTATACTATAATGGAAATTCCTATATGTTAGAGCTAAAAAACGAAAAAGGTAGGCAAAGCCTCGCTCAAAAAGAATGGCAAGAGTTAATGGTTTTTCACGGATTTGAATACGCAGTTATTCGTTCGTTAGAAGATTTTAAAGAAATACTAAATATAATACTATAAAAACATGTCACAAAAAGATATAGAAGAAGAGGCAAGAGAAAGAAGACAAAGAATAATTGCACAGAATGGACCATCAGGTATTCATTACTATAAAGATTCAGGTATTTACGTAACTAATAGTTCGAATATATCTATAAAGGAACCTAATAAATACAAAGTAAAGTGCAAAGGTGTAGAAATAGACGTCTACGATGTTTTAACCGCCTTTAACGTAACAAACCCAGCAATTCAACACGCAATAAAGAAATTATTAAAAGGAGGAACTAGGGGTTACAAGGACGAAAAACAAGACTATACAGAGTCTATTGAAGCTATTAATAGAGGTATAGAACTAATTAAATAATATATGGCATATATAAACTACTGGCTATTTCCCGTAATGTCACCATGCGGAACTTTTGTAACTTATAAAAAAATGTATTACTAATGAATAAATTAAACGAAAATCAAATTGAGAATTTAAGCGGAGCAATATTAACAGGATTTGAGCATTGTCACTACCTAGAAGAAATGGTAAAAGCAAAAGTATTTGCACCCGCAGCACTTAATCAAGTAAAAAAAACTCTAAAGCATTTAATGTTTTTAGAAGAAAGCTTTTACAACCAAGTAGAAGCTATGGATGAAGATAATTTAGCTGACAAAATAATGTCAAACAAATTAGATTATGTAAAAAGGCACTTAAATAAGTACCATAATAGTAAGTATATAAAATTTCAACAAATAGAAGTAGCTTTTGACTTAGACCCTGTGAGATTGGCGGGTATATCAGATAAGATACTTCAAGAAAACGGAGCAAAAAAATAATGGAAGTAAGCGAAGCTTGTCAAATTTGCTTTAAAAAAGAAATTAAAGTCTACCCTGTGAAAGTCGGGGGGACTTTCCGTATTGAAGTAAAAGAAGGTCAAAATAAACCTGTAAGATATAATAAACCTGTTAAAGCAGGTATAGATACGGGAAAAGCTATGGCTAGTACGTATATTTTTCTAGCTAAAAAAATTCTAAAAAAAGAAACATACCTTATTTAAAATTTTTAGCGTACTTTTGGAGGAAATCTGTAAAGGTATGCCATTGAATATTATTCAAAAATTAAGAAAACTAACGTGGACAAGAGATTCTTCAGGAAATAACTGGTACGTTAAGAACGGTGGGGACGGCTTTGGTTCTATCGAAGGTATGACTAATTTGCAAATTGCTCAAAATCACCCTATATTAACACCTTCACTTCTTTTTATATCAAAACTATTTAGCCAGGCAGAATTTAAGGTTAGGAATAAGGATACTAAAAAAGAAGAAAAAAACCATTGGTTGATTAAACTATTAAACAACCCAAACTCTTACCAAACAAAATCAGACTTCTTAGAAAGTTTACAGTTTAGTCAAATCGCTCAAGGTAAAGCAGTAGGTTACTTGAAGAGACCTATTGGTTTTTCAGACGCACAGGATATAGACTCAATATATCTTTTAGACTCTGATTTAATAGAGTGGCCACAAAACTATAAATCCAAAATGGTTTCTAAAGTTGCTTCAAAAACCATTGACTCTCATAAAATAAAATACGATAAAGATGGTGAAAACTTAACTATTCAAGTAAAAGACTTAATTTTCTTTTATGATTTACCTAACGGATTAAATAGAAATTTCTATGACGTTAAATCTCGTTTAGACGGCTTAAAACAAACTTTAATTAATACAAACGACTCTTTAATAGCTAAGAATATAATTCTTAAAACAAACGGCAAGGAACTTATAAGTGGCGGGAACAATGAGCACTTTCCTTTGGGTTCAGTTGATAAGGAGAACGCAGAAAGCTTATTGCAGAACAATTATGGTTTAGGTTGGTTTAGAAAAAGAGGCATTGTTACAAAGGCAAGTATAAACTATCAATCTTTACATATAGCTTTAAGAGACCTAGGTCTTGATGAATCTGTGAAAGTAGACGGTAACTTAATATATACTGCCTTACATATTCCAAAAGATATTATTTCTTTAGAAGCTAAGAAAACAACCTACAACAACTTTAAGGAATCTATGGTTTCTTATATTCAAAACGAAATGCAGGCTAGTATAAACTCCTTTACTGATGTAATGAATGAGTTGCTTGTAGATACTGAATTTGAGTTAGTTGGTACTTACGAGCATTTACCTATAATGCAATTCATACTTATTGAGCGTTATGAAGGTATTAGTAAAAAAGCAAAAGCTTTAAACGACTTACTTATGACGGGTATCCCTAAAGAGGTTGCTTTGGAAATGTGTGGGTTTGATAAAACACTACAATTAGAAGAAATTCAAGTAATATCAGCATCTACAAATTCAAATATAGAATCAAATCAAAACGAAAATCAAGATGGAGAAAACGAAGCTGAGTAAAGAGGAGTTAGAAAAAATAATTGCTTTAAAGAAAAAAGCGATTAACGGTAACAAGATTATTAACAAGTAGAATTATGAAGATAGAAATTCCACAATACGAAACAAGAAAAGAATTATTTGATTTCTTAATCCTAAACAAGGACACTTTAATTACTCAAAAAAAAAGCGTAATAAAGTTGGCTGACGGAATAGGATATACTCAATTACCTAAAGAGTATATTGATAGCGTAAATAAATCAACATCTTCAAATGAAAACCCGTCAGAAGTTCAGGTAAAAGTAGTTATAAATACTACAAACCTACTAGACTCACACGGAGACGTTCACGTAAAAGGTATTTGGAACAAGTCTTTAAAAGAGAATAAAAGAATAATGCATATTCAGGAACACCAATCAAGTTCTTTTGATAAAATAATATCTAGTGGGGATGACTTAGTTGCTTCGGTAAAAACAATGTCTTGGAAAAGCTTAGGTTATGACGCTATAGGAAATACTCAAGCACTGGTATTCGACTCAACAGTAAAGGAATCTCGTAATAAATATATGTTCGACCAATACAAACAGGGGTTTGTTACAAACCATTCAGTTGGTATGAGGTACGTAAAAATGGAACTTGCAATAAATGACAAGGACTATGAAAAAGAAAAAGGAACTTACGATAAATATATATCTCAAGTAATAAATAGTGACGATGCCGAAAAATTAGGTTACTTTTGGGTCGTAACAGAGGCAAAAGTAATTGAAGGCTCGGCTGTCCCTATGGGTAGCAATCCAATTACACCAACAATAAACACCAAAAGTGAGCCGTCTTTCCTTGATATGATTGGAAAAATAGACACTCACAAGAAAGCCGCACAAGGCACTTTCGATATATTTGATGCAATTAGTAAAACAAATTTTTAATTTAAAACCAATTTAGTATGACAAAAGAAGAATTTGACGCACTTATTTTAAAGATAGAAGGTTCTATCGGTACGTCTATGGACACAAAGTTAAAGGATGCTTTTAAAGAAGTAAATCCAGCTGTCTTAAAAGCAATTAGTGACAATTCAGTTGAGTTGAAAGCTACAATCGAAGCGTTAGGAAAAACTAACGAAGGATTAAAAACTGCTCAAAAAGAGCAAGGAGGCGTAATTGAAGGCTTACAGGCTGAGATTAACAAATCTAACAAAAACGAAAACCTATCTTTTAAAGACCAAGTAAAATCTTTACTTACTGAGAATAAAGATAAGTTGACTTCAATGAAGAACGGAGATTCTAAAACTAACGTTCGTATGGCTGTAAAAGCTGTGGGAAATATGACTTTTGGAAACGTTACGGGTCAAATTCCACAAGGGGAAAGAGAAGCTGGTATCACTAGAGTTGTAAGAAGAAATCCTTTTATTGTAGAATTAGTGAACGTAGGTTCAATTACTTCTAACTTATGGGAGTGGGTTCAACAAGCTAATCCAGAAGGAGATGCAGCAATGACTGCGGAGGGTGCTAAAAAGGCTCAAATCGATTTCGATTTAGTTCTTGCTAGTGCGTCAGTACGTAAAGTTACTGCTTTCATCAAAGTATCTAAAGAGATGTTAGATGATATTCCTTTAATTGAAGCTGAAATCAACCAAGAACTTACTGAGGTAATTAATCTTAAAATTGATGCTCAAGTATTATCAGGAGACGGTACGGGTCAAAACTTAGTAGGTATTAAGGACAACGCAGTAGCGTTTGCACCAGGTAGTTTTGCAACAGGTCAAGCTAATGAGGTTTCTACTCCAAACAACCAAGATGTATTGAGAGTAGCTATTAATCAGATTGCTATTGCTGAATTTCAGCCAAACTATATTATAATGCACCCATCAGATGCAGCAGCTATGGATTTATCTAAAGCAACTGACGGTCACTATATATTACCTCCGTTTTCTACAAACGCAAACACGGTAGTAAAAGGTATTCCTATTATTACAAACGTAGGTATGTCTGAAGGAGATTACCTAGTAGGAGACTTTACTAAATCTGGAGTAAGATTCAGAGAAGGTTTAGTTTTTGATGTAGGTTACGAGAATGATGATTTTACAAAGAATTTTGTAACTATATTAGCAGAGGCTAGATTAGTTCAGAGAGTAAAATCTAATCACTATCCAGCATTTGTATTAGGAGACTTTGCAACTGATAAAGCAGCTATAGCGAAAGCTTAATGGGGTTCTATAAAGATAACACCGTTGAAGTAAAATTTAACGGTGTAATTAAAAGAGTTTCTAAAGAGGTAGCATTAATCTTAAAGAAATCTGGTAAATTAGATGGCCAGAAGAAAGAAAAAATAAAAACTGATAAGTAATGAGTAATATAATTGACGCAACATATTTCGAAAAAGGTTCACTTTATATCCCAAACAACAAGGATATGAATGCATCCCCTGAAGGAACTCCAACTAATCAAACTGATTTGGATTTTTTTATAATTGAATACGAGCGTGAATTGTTACTTAATGCTTTAGGTATAGTATTATATGAAGAATTATTAACAGCACTTGAAGACTTAGATATATCTGCTCAGAAGTGGAAGGATTTAGTCAACGGACTTACTTATGAAAACATAGAAGGCGTTAAAAAACGCTGGGACGGTTTAATAGGTTACAATAATCAAAGTGTAATTGCTTTTTATATATATACTAAATACCTTAGAAACTATAATGAAACATTTGCTACTACGGGAGTGGTTCGTAATGATTCAAAGAACGCTACTAACTATGACGCTACGCCAAAATACATTAAAGCGTATAACTCATTTTTAGAAAAATACCAAGCAGACTTACTACCTCAGCCAAGATTCTATGCAAATAGATTCGGAACAGAGGGTATTGACTGGTATGGTTCCGAGAAAGTACAGGTTTCATTATTTCAGTTTTTAACTGATTCTAACGAATTAGATGAAACAGCTTTTCCTGATTTTAAGTTTAAGTTCTATGAACAACAAAACTCATTTGGTATATGATTGTAACTGAGCACTTCATTCAAGCAATTGTAGATACTATTCCTTCGGTTAGAATCAACCAAAATGTATCTTCTAAACCGAAGTTTCATTGGGGCGATGAAGACGAGTTGAATAGATACGTGCAGTTAAAGCAAAATGATTCATATCCATTAATTTGGCTTCTTCCTACAACCGATAATTACGAAGGTTCTCTAGGTCAAGAGGTAATTAAGGAGTGTTCTTTTATAATAGCAACAAGGGAGACTAGAAAAGAGTTGTTTAATAACGAAAGGTACAAAAAATCATTTGATACGGTGTTACAGCCCTTAACAGATAAGCTAATACACGGTCTTACAACCTCTTCTATAAGTGATAGGGTTGGTGATAAATGGGAGGTTATGAAGTTTCCAAATTACTCAGCAAGTAGTGATGAGAACGGAACAATTGACCTTTGGGACGCTATTGGTTTAACAATAGAAGTTAGGTTTCACTCTGATTTAAAATGTATAAAAACTATAAATTATGGCAGTTAGTAAAAAAAAGAAAGTAGCGGTTGCTATTTCTCAATTCACCTTTTCAGGAATCCTGTATAAATTAGGAGATACTTTTACAGGTAAGAAAGGTCAAATAGATTCATTAATCATTAAAAATTTAATAAAATGGCAGTAATAAACACAATAGCCTCAAAATCTGCGGGTTGCGGAGGCTCAACAATTAATACGGGTGACTTAGGATGTGATGTAGACTTCGGTCTAGTTATACACGCACTTGGGTTCAAGAAAGGAATTAAAATTCCTAAAACTACAGATATCAATAAAGCGTATATCGATAAATTAGTACAATCAGGAGATGTAATTCCATTAATGGATGCTTTCTCTTCTGAGCCAACAATGTCTGAAGACACTTTAGAGACTTCACCTTTAGGTGTTGAGGCTTTAACTTTAAAAGGTCTTCCTAAGTATATGTTGACAATGAAGAAGGGTCAGCATTATTACAAGGAAATGGCTAAGTTGACTGGTTTTGGAAACTTAAACTGGGTACTTGGAGATGTAAACGGAAATTGGAAATTCGCAGTAACTACTGAAGGAGATTTTACAGGTTTTACTTGTGGTCAAACATTGGCTTCAATCACGGTACCAGCAACGGCTACTGAGACTGAGAAAAAATCTTTTTCTTTTCAGTTAACTGATAGAACTCAAATAGATTCAACTTACGCAGTTGTCTTAGCTTCTAATCTTTTCCCTATTTCTGATATTTCAGGAGTTAACGGAGTTGCTTTATCTTTTGAAGATGCTAACGGTGCGGTTGTACCTGCTAGCGGGGATACTACCTTAAAGGTAAAAGCTTTACTAGATTCTGATAAATATACTGGAGTTGAAGGTCTTAGTGCTTCTAACTTCTCTTACTTAGTTGGTACTACGGAAGAAACTCCTACGCTTGTTGATAACGGTGACGGTTTCTACACTTTAACTATCACTGCTTTATCGTCTTCTACTATTTCTTTAAAATTATATGATTCAAGCGAAAGCGAAAATACTATAATCTTAGAAAGTGAATTGTATAGAAGTAACTTATTAAGCGCAGTAGTAGCTTAGTAGTTTACTTGTAAGTAAATTTAAAACCCTTTCTCAATGCGAGGAAGGGTTTTTTTAACACCTATTATATGTCAAAATTTAATGTATTGGATTACAAAAGAAGGCTTAGTTCATTTCACGTAGAAAAGAATATATCAAAAGCAGTAAAAGAAGGTGCTTGGCAAATAATAGACTTAAATAAAATAAATCTAGCTAAGGGATTAAATAGTAAAGGAAGATTAGTAGGTACTTACTCCGTGGTAACTCAAAACTACGCTAGAAAAGGAAGAAGACCAAATGAAAGCAAAAAAGCAGGTACTACTTATAATTTTAACTGGACTGGTGCCTTTATTAATGGAATTTTCATAACTTACAAAAATGATAAAATATCCTTCTCAAGTACAGGACTGGGACTTAGTAAGAAAAATTTTTTTATATTGAGTAACGATTTGTTAGGGGTTGAGAAAAATAGAAATGAGTTAATAAATTACGATATACTAGCACCTAGGCTGAGAAGGTATTTTAAAACACATATAGGTAAATAATATGAAAGAATATTTAGGCTTCGAAGATATACCAGTTTTCAACTTCTACAAGATAGTAGAAACTTCAGACGTTAGGTGGTTTTATAAAAAGTTTAGGTTCGATAAAGATATAACTGCGGAAGGTGAGGTAAAATCTGAACTACTAGAAAGATATAAAGAGGTTTACAATGATAGGGTTAAATATACAAATGATATCAAGACAGGCGAGTATTATAGAAAGCTTAATGAGTTAAGTGATTTGGAGACAAAATTATTTAGAATAACTTCATCATTCGATGTTTTAGTAGAGATTAATTTCGACAATGAATTGTTTAACGAGTACGTAGAGTACTTTTCTGAAGATGAAGGATATGTTTTTGTAAAAAAAATAACAAGCAAAGAAATAAGGCTAGAGTACTTGGTATGGTTAAGGAAAAGGATAAAAGGCTTTAAGACTAAAACAGCCGTTAAGAAAGCAAATTATGCAGATATTTTAAAACCAGCTGAAATTAATTCTAAAAACGCTAAATTTGACCCAATCAAAGAAAAGATACTTTTACAGGAATCTTTAGGGGTTACAATAGATATTTATAAATGTCCTTTAATTGAGTGGTGCGCTATGATAATTAGAGCCGAAGAAAAGTCTAAAGAAGCTAAAGAGCAGGTAGAAAAAATAAAACGTAAAAGATAAAGGTATGGCAGGTCAAGTTGATGTTATAATTTCAGAGAAAGCAAGAAGAGAGATAGCTGATGCTACTGTTAGATTAGAGACTTTGCATAGAAAAATACTACAAGTAAATAAGGCAGGTGCTAAAGGAGGTTCGTTGGGCGTTGGAGGCAACCAGGCTTCAAGTGCTCAATTAGCTAGTTTAAATAAATTAGTTTCAGCAAACAATAGGTTGGCTTCAGCTTCAAATAAAAGCTTATCAGCGATAAATAGAAACACTGAAGCAACAAGGATTAATACTAGAGAGAATAAAAAGTCTCTAGGAGTTATGAAGGCGTTAAGGGGTGCCGCAGGTGCTTTAGGATTGGCTTTTGTAGCAATGAAGGTAGCTCAGTTCGGTAAACATATATTTGAACTAGCAAAGACTTTCGATTCACTTAGGTTCGCATTAGAAAGAACTTCAAAGAACCTTAATGAAGCAGGAATGACTATGAGGTTTATGTTAAAGACATCTTCCGACTTAGGTTTAAACCTGGTAGCTACAACAACAAGATTTATAAAATTCGCAGCAGCTGCACGTCAATCTGGTGTTGCAATGAAAGATACTCAGAAGATATTTAAAACAATGGCAACCGCTGGTGCTGTTCTTGGTTTACGTACTGATGAGCTAGGTGGTATATTTTTAGCTTTAGAGCAAATGCTTTCTAAAGGAAAGGTAACTACAGAGGAATTGAGAAGACAGTTAGGTGAAAGGCTACCAGGTGCTTTTGGTATAATGGCAGCTAGTTTAGGGGTTACTCTTCCAAAGCTAGATGAAATGTTAAAAAAAGGAGAGTTACTTTCGGCTGAAGTTTTACCAGGATTTGCTGATGCGGTTGAGGTTGCTTTCGGGCTAGATACTGTTGATAAAGTAGAAACTCTTACTGCTGCTCAAAACAGAATGACTACTTCTTGGCAAAACTTTGTTAAGAATGTAACTGAGTCTGACGGTATTCTTTCTAAAACTTTTAAATTTTTCCTAGACCAAGCTACTCAGGCAATAAACGAGTGGAACGAACTTTTAAACAATCAAGCCTATATGGACAATAAAAGATTGTCTGCTGGGTTTGACAACGAAACTCAAATAATAAAGTTTCAAGCTAAAAAGAAATTAGAAGATACTAGAAAAGAGGGTCAAAAACTAGAGGACTTAAATATAAAAATAATAGAATCTAAAGCACTTTTAGAATCTAACGTAAACAATAAGTTAGCTGAAAAAGAGCTAAGTGACGCAGTATCAGCTAAGCTAGAGTACAATAAAATTTTAGGGGAGTTAGAACAACAAGGTGCTTCTGAAAGATTTAACGCAAGTTTTTCTGCGGTTGTTGCGGGTCAAAAGCTACTAGACGATGCAAATAAGCGTTTAGAAGGTATAGGGAAAACAAAATCAAAAACAACAGACTCAGAAGGAAACTTCTTTTTTACTTACAATAAAAAACAGCAAGCCTCAGCGGATGAAGCTAAGGAAATGATAGAAGACGCTAGGCGTGATTTACAGATACTACAAGGAGCGTTAAATGCTACAAGATTATTGGCTGAGAAATCAAAACCAGCCTCTAGCAAGGAAGATGATAAGGGAAAAGGTCAAAAAAACTTAAACGATATAAAAGACCTCGAAAAGAAGATACAAATAGAAAGGTTACGAAACCAGTTAGAGTACAACAAGGAGGCTATTGGTTTAGAAAGGTACGGGAGCGAACAGAGGTTATTTTTATTAAAGAAAAACGCAGAGCACTTAGAAAGCATAGCTAGATTAGAATTAGAAGACTCTATTCAAAACGACAAACAAAAAAGAGACTCAAAAATAGAAGCAATTAAAAAATCAATAATAGATAAAACATTAGGAGAAAAGAAGGGGAACGACCAGATAACTTTACTGAACAAAGAGTTTACACAAAAGGAAAAACTAGCAACTTTAAAGCATGACGGTGAGTTAATAAAAATACAAGAAGACCTAGACTCTGAAATAGAAAGCGAAAGAAAGGACGGCATAAAGAGGAGGCTTCAAACGGTTCAAGCTGGTTTTGATAAAGAAGAGACTGCTGCAAATGATTTGTTTAAAGCTAGTCAAAAAACCACAAAAGATAGGGAGTTACTAGAAAAAACTCTAACAGATATTGCGTTCAGGTCTTCAAATGCTAGGATAGATATATTAATAGAGGAGCAGAAGAAACTTTTAGAAGTTGACGGTTTATCTGAAGAGTATATACTTAAAATAAAAGCCATAATTGCAAAGCTAGACGCTAGCAGGGGGGTACCTGGTTCTAAAAAAATAGACAAAACAGCTCAAGAGCAGTTTGAATCTGATATGGGTTATGTTAAAGATTTTTCAGATGCTATAGGTAGTATAGGAGACGCTATATTTGATTCAAAGATTGCTAGGATTGACGCAGAGATTCAAGCAGAACAGGACAAGTACGCTTTACTATTTGCGTTTGCGGAAGGTGACGCAGAGGCTCAGAGGTTATTAGCTATTCAACAAGAAGAGGATATGCAAAGGCTAGAGGCTAAGAAAAGAAAAATGCAAAGAAAACAAGCTGTATTTAATAAAGCTCAAGCTTTGGTTGATATCGCAATAAACACAGCGGTAGCTATTTCTAGGATTGTAGCCGAGGGTGGTTTGTTTTTAGGTTTACCTTTGGTACCGGTTATTGCTACCCTAGGTGCTCTACAAGCCGCAGCTGTACTTGCTCAACCTTTACCTGCTTTTGCTGAAGGTGGTGTGATGGGTCACGATGGACCAGCATTGGTTGGGGATGGTGGTAAGCAAGAAGTTATACGAACTCCTGACGGAAAAGTGTCTTTAACACCCGCTACTGATACAGTTATGAATTTACAAAAAGGTACTGAAATATTTTCATCCGTAGAAAAGTTTAATCAACAAAACCCTAGCGACATGAGTAGTATGTTACACTCCGCTTCCTTGTTATCTAGTATTAGTTTAAATCAAAAGAATATTGAGGGAATGTTATCTAGCAAACAAGAATTAGACGAAAGACTTTTGGATGCTATGATTTTAAATACAAAGGCGGTTAAAAACTCAAGGTCTAATACTTACGTTAAAACTCAAAAAATCGATATACCACACGAGGTTTGGAAATCTAAATTATTAAATTAATGAGCAGAATAAATCCAATATATTCAGATAGGATAAGATACAAGTTAAATCACAATCCAACGGGTGAGCAGCTAATTCAAGAGCCAAAAGGTTTTAAAGATGATGATAATGAGTTTGTAAGAGATAAGGCTTTTAGGGGTATGTTTCTTCAAATGACAAACAACCTAACCTTCTACGGTGACGGTGCTGTTTTTATTGAGGATATATATTTAGAGTTTGGTATTAATGCTGAGTTGATTTTAACAAAAGAAGAAAGAAACCCTGTAACAGATGAGTGGGAGTTAGCCTATAGCGGTTACTTAGATTTTTTTACGTACCAAAAAGAAGATTTTGGAATATCTATTAAATTTATTAGTAGCGGTCTTTTAAGGGTTATTAAGGCTAGGCAGAACGAAAAAATAGAGATAGATAGACTAGATACCTTAAAAGGTCAAGAGGTAGCTTATTTAGAGCCAAAAACGGTTCTACTTGAGGGTAGAAATATATTTCTAAATACAAAGTTTACAACAGATTCCAAGGATAGTGTTAGCACTGCTTTTGGAATGGCTAACTTTAAGGACGGAAACCTGAGAACTGGTAGTTTAGCAGTCCCTTTAACGAAGGTTTACGCTTCTGATATAAAGGCTCAAGGAGTTTCCAAAGACCTTAGTTTTACAACCTTCCCAGACCAAGGTACAGCTCAGACAATGTTTTATGCAGACAATGATAGGGATAAGGATTTAAAGCTTAGTATTAAAACCAGTTTCACAACTGTTGAAAGAAAAATAGAGGATATTAACAACTCAACACTAAGGCTATTCTTAGTTGTATTTAGCGATAGTACGGAGTATGTATTAAAAGAAAGAATACCTTTATCTGTAAATATAATTAACAATAACTCAGTAATCGTACCAGATATTTCAGTAGATTATCAGAGCACGGTTAGACTACTTAAGGGAGAGAGCTTATCATTGCAATGGTACGCAAGTGCTAATTTTGGAGGTTTTTTAGACGCAGGAAGTATAGAGGTTAATTTTACTAATATAATTTCAGAGGTTTTAATAGATGAAAATAGTTCAGTCGTACCAAGTTTGAGTAAGGTTCATTTACCTTTTGAGGTAGCTAATAGGTTTTTAAAATTATTCACAGGCAAAGACGACTTATTTAGAAGTAGTATCTTTGGGAGAAAAGACCTAGGCTATACTGAAGATGGCGAAGCTTCTCTTTTAGGTATGTCTCATGGGTTTTGGATAAGAGGGTTTAGTAAGGATGACCCATCTGAGGTTAATGAAGAAAATAGGTACAAATCATTAACAACCTCTTTTAAGGATATGTACGAGTCTTACTTTAGCACCTGGAACTTAGGAGCAGGTATTGAGTTAGAGGGGTTTAAGGAGGTGTTTAGAATTGAAAAATTAGATTTCTTTTTTAATAAAAATATATTAATTAGATTAGGTGAAAAGGTTAACGGAGTATTCGAGTACGTTCAGGTAAATAATGTTAAAAGAAGCCTTGATAAAGATGTTTTTAACTCAGGTATAGAGTTAGGTTACTCTAAGGGTGGTGATTACGAGGAAGCTGTTGGTCTTGATGAGTACAATACAAAGACAAGTTATACAACTATTATAGATAAGGCAGAGACCACATACGAAGCAGTATCAAAGTATAGAGCTGACTCTTACGGTGCTGAATTTGCTAGGAGAAAATCTTACAATAACTTTCCTACCGAAGACTCTAAATATGATAACTCTATTTGGTTATTTGATATGAAGAGAAACGCTTTAGATATTGAATTATCTACATTTAGAAACCCGTTAGAGCAAAGATTATGGCAAGACGATTTCGAGGTAGCTCCTACAGGGGTATTTAGTCCAAATACTGCTCAGAATTTAAGACTATCTCCTTTTAATATATTACTTAGGCATGGTTTTCTTCTAGGAGCGGGTCTTGTAAAATACCCTTTAGATTTTATTAGATACGGTAGTTCGGTAGCTAATAGCGGTATGATTACTAAGTTAAAGGGCGGGTTGGAGTACGCTGAAAACGGTAATATTCAAAACAATAAATTAGAAAAAGCAAGAACAGATGGTGAGACAATAGAGTTTGAATTTAATGTTGACTACGATTTATTGCAAAAAGTTAAAGGAAAAAGCGTAATTTTGGGGAAAGAGGTACAAAACTTTTATGGACTTGTATCTTTTAAGAATGAAAACGGTGAAATTGAAGAAGGCTACTTAGAGAAGCTATCACCAAACGGAGTTGGTAAGTGGACTTTAAGGAAATTTAATACATAATATATGTCAAGTAAAATAACAATCTCGCTAAATACATTACCTTACGAAAGTTACTTTGTTGAATTAAATAGTTCTTATCAAAATGGATTAAAAGAGACTTTTGAGATTAGAAGATTTGCCTCTTACGAATCAACTATAGGTCAAGACAAGCAAATGACATTGTTGAGCTTGCGAAATTCTTTAGTAGCTGATTACAATGCTTCAGGAGTTTTTATAATAGAAATAGATGAACTATATACCGAACTATCAATAACACATCCTACTACTGATTTTTTTGAAGAATCAAGGTTTTTTCAGTCAGGGAGTTTAGTAAATAAAACAATAGTAAATACTCAAGAAGACCCGTCGATAGTGGTATCTGATTTAATATATAAAGAGGCGGATACGCTTCCTTGTAAGAATATTTTGATAGAAGCAGATACAAACGTATTGGCTACTGAGTATAAAATAAATGACGGTTCTTTTGTTTCAAATACAGAAAACCCTCTTTCATTTGAACACATTAGAGGTTCGGTTATTTTTTTAACCGTAAAAGATAATGAAGGCAATGAGGATAGTATAATAAGAAGGGCACCTTATTCTTTGGTTTCTAGTAATATAGAAGTGACTTACGTAAATTCACCACAGGGTGCTACCGTTACAATAACTGTATCTGATAGTGAAGGTCTTGACATAGAGTACTCTTTAGATAATATAACTTACAAAGAATCTAATACTTATTCAGGATTATTTGAAGGAGACTATACGGTTTACGTAAGAGACCAACTAGGGTGCGAAGAAAGTAAGGAGTTTACTATTGAATCTTTTGAAGATATCGGTGTAGGAGAAAGAGTACCTTACTCAGACCTACCAAGCAAGTCCAACTCTATTAGATACTCAAAAATAGTAGATACAACTGATTGTTCAAATTATAAGAACGAAGAAAATACTTTAACAAGTGATATACCATACGTAGAAAACGCCTGTAGTTATTCTCAATTATTTCAAAGCTGTGATATTATAACTACGCAGTTTAAAACAAACTACCGTGTTAATAAAGCAACGGTAATTTATATATCAAATACACCTGGACCTACAAAAGGAACTACAATATTTGTAGACCAGCCAGTTGTTCAAAAATCAAACAATACTGACTTAAAGGACAGTAGAGACGGTATTATATATAATTTAGAAGGAGCAGGTCAGCAATCAGGTATTTACTTTACAAATGGAAAAACATACAATTACGATACGGGAGAGGAGACGGGGGATTACTCTCTTAACGGAAATCTTCCTTCATGGGGTACAATAGGTAATTTCTTATTTTATAATAACGCTTGGTTTGAGATTCTAAATATAGTTTATGATGATTCTAAATCAGCATACGTATTGGTTATTAATTTAGTTTATACCAATGAAGAAGCGGTTGTAAAACTAAGTAGTATATATAATGTAGAAAAATACAATATATTTGAATTTGATATCGATATGAGTTTATTTAACGATAAACAAATTCAGGTAAATATAACACAGACGGACGAAAACCTTTCTTTTGAAGACGAGGTATATTTAAGTGAGATAATAGACATTGCAACCGTTCAAAAAGGAACTATATTAATAGAGTACTACAACGATACGAACACAGATATATTCTACGCAACAGGTATTATAAATAAAATAAGGATGCCTATAGAGTATCTGGGTGGGGGTTATAGTGATTCTACTGAATCCGAGAAAACGGATTCTAATACTTACTTGATAAACGCGGAAGCTTACGAGAATGATACTATATTCTTTAAGTTAATGCCGAAACAGATTATGAGAAAAGTATTTCAAGCCTTGGCTCATAAATTTGTATTCTTAAACGAAGTACAATATATTAAAGAAGATTCTCCTGAAATAAACCACCTAGTAGGAACTAATTTATATAGGTTGAGTGCTTTAATGACAAAAGCTAACGCAGTATATACTTCTAAGGGATTAGTACAAGGATTTATTCCTGGTCCGTTCGAAGCACCAGCTTTACTTAATAATGAATCAAACGGTTATATAAAAATTAAACAATAATTTATAATGAGCAACATAGAACAAACGGTCGCAGCACATTCGAAATGGATTAACTCAGTTATTGAAAATAGTAAGCTACCTTCTGAGTTGGTTGAGACATTGGATTTAACAGCCTCTACCGAGGTCTCTATAGTTCAAGAAGGAGACCAGGATACCAAGAAAGTTAAAATACCATTGCTTAGAGGTTTTAAAGGCAATTGGAACTCTACGACAAACTCACCTGAGTTGGTAGACGGAGTTGGTCTACCTGGGGACGTATATACCCTTACTAGCGATTCTACAAGAAATCTAGGTAGCGGTAATATAATCTATTTAATAAACGATTTAATTTACTACAACGGCTCTATATGGGTTAAGCTAACTCAATCTCAGATATCTGAAATAGTAGGTCTTCAAACCGCTTTAGACACTCTTCAGGAAAATATTGACGCAGAAGCTATTACTAGAGGTGACGCAGATACAACTTTACAAAATAACATAAGCACAGAGGCAACCGCAAGAGCAAGTGCAGATACAACTTTACAAAACAATATAGATTTAAAAGTAGATATTTCAAGTATTGTTGACAACGTAACTGCTGGGGGTGTAAGCGTTCCTTTATCAGCAGAGCAAGGAAAGATACTAAAAGCAGAAATACTAGCCTTAGCGGGTTCTTTAATACCGCAAGGCAATTGGGATGCAAGTACTAATACTCCCGACATTTCAGGAACTACAGAAACAGGTTATTTTTGGATAGTATCGGTTGAAGGTGCTACCGATATTGGTGGAATTACTGATTGGAAAGTAAATGATTGGGCGATAAAAACCGCAGACGGTTGGGCAAAAATAGATAACACAGATAAAGTTTTAAGCGTAGCTGGTAAGATTGGCGAGGTTGTTTTAGCTAAAGCAGATGTAGGATTGTCTAATGTAGATAATACAACGGATGCAAATAAACCGATTTCAACCGCACAACAAACTGCCTTAGACTTAAAAGCGAATAAAGCTTCACCAAGTTTTACAGGAAATGCCAATTTTGCGGGTCTTGTTACAATAAATAATAGACTTGATTTAAACGATGCCTTAAATAATACTTTTATAGGTAGTAGTGTTGGAGAAAATAACACAACGGGAAGTTCCAACGCAGCTTTAGGCTACCTAAGTTTACAAAATAATACAACTGGAAGTGGAAACGTAGCTTTAG